GCACAAGGTCTTCACAACAGTGCTTAGACACCATACCGAGAGACGGTAAGGATGGTGGTAGGGGTGCCGCCCTCAGCGGCGGTGGTGAACGCACCCGCCAAGTCGATAGACGACCCAGCAGGGACCACCAATTTCCCTATCCAAGAAGATGCCAGTCCAGCCACAGCGGAAGTAAGTGATGAGGAGAAGACCGACCAAGCGGACAAGAACCCAGTATAGGCTTGCACAATTGGGGTGATATATCCGGTTGGTGTTGCCGGTATAGCAGTCGGGATGTACTGTTGACAAACAAGATACGTCCCCTGCGTAAACCGAAGCATAGTGCCCAAAGCCGACACTATCTTTGAAACTCCTTTGACTTTTGTCGCCATATCAAGTGCAGCACCGCACTTCGCCCAAGCATCAGCAACTGCAGGTTGCCCGGTGTAACTGGCATATGCGTACTGCGCCATGACCGGCGCTTCCATCTCTGGCTCATAGAACGTGATATCATACTTGACATAAACAATCGCCGTGACCGTAGCACCACCAACAAGCGAATAGAGGTAATACTGGCCTGCATAGCTCAGGCGGTAATCACCCCCATTCGTATCAAATGAGGTGTAGTAACCAGAATCAGGCTGGTTTACACGCACCACCATCTTGTGTGGTTGCCCGTCAAGAAATGTCGACGATTGGTTATGTGCCCACGAGCACATCTGCTTAATACCATCCAGTGACGCAGCAGGGTCGGGATCCCCTGGATCAGTATCAAAGGCTTGTATCACCGTTGCCGAATCGGTGGTAGGTCCTTGCAAATGCACATCAAATTCAAGCAAATTGAACCGATACTTCTCGTATAGATTCGATAAAGCCTGAAGTCTGGGGCCCAAGTTGGAAGGTGAAACAAGCATGGAAAGTAACTTCGCATACGTGCCCACCGTAGCAACTGAGGTAATCAGTTCTGTCCCACACTCACGGTGGGATGGAGCGGCAAGCGGTATCCGCATCTGCGGTGGCGCTTGAGCCATCGTCATGGTGCGGGTGCCGTCCCCACGTCCGGCGCGTTTAGCAACGCGCCCTGTTTTCTTCTTTTTCTTTCTTCCTGTCATAGATCCGTGCAGGCCGTGGAGGTGCCGGTTCGCCAAACCGGTTAGTCGCCGAAGCGCCACGCGCCAATGCCGTATTAATCCAAATCAACCTCCAACATTCGGTCAATCACCCAGTGTCGGAGCTCGATTGGTGGATCATACGGCAATGCAAGAATGTATGACTCGCAAGCATAGATGTCGGATAGCGTCACGTCATAGCTAAGGCAAAAGTCATCGAACGGAATACCATACCGCAGCAAGGGCACACACGTTATAGGGGAGCCATGTATCCCAACGTGCATGCCATAGCGTGCGATGTCAATCTGCTTATGTAGAACCTCGGGAAGTTGTGCATATGTCTCAATGCCAAAAACTCGACGAGCGTAATACAACGCCAATGCGCGCATGACGGGAACATGTGCGTACTCGGCAACTAAGCAGAAAGCATATGACTTTATCCAGTTGCGCCGATAACGCTCCGAATTCGGAGCGTTAAGGGCGAAACCGCCTTTAGCAATGTATCGCCCAGGTAATGATGCCATGCGGTACCCCCCACCATGGAGTGAGAAGAACCGACAAGAACAGAACTTGAGCTCATGCCAGTCTCGTGTCAACTCAACCTTGATTGATAGCCCGCTTCCTTGAGCGAGCTCATCAATCTGAGCCTGAGTGATGGACCGGCAACGCAACGCCAATACACTGTCATCGCCCATAACAATGAGCCTTGCGTCGTTCCAAGTGAGACCAGCCCGCTTGAGTACGACTGACCAAAACCCAACGTTGATGACAGAGTTGCCAACAGTAGTATCGGCGTTACCCGATTTGCGAGTACCAGTGACAGTGTATTCAGTTTGTGTGTCAGGAAAGGCAGCCCGAGTTTCAAGATCATTCACCCAACCCTTAACGTTGCGCTGATTCACCTTGCCCAAAAGCCAATACTCGTACTGCAAAGCCGGTACGGATATATGGCCATCGAAACGATGAAAATCAGCACAAACGAAATAGGGATCCGGAAAATGCTCCAAAACATCGGCCAACCACTCGCCAACCTGCGACATAGGCATGCCGCATGCATAGGTTACCTGATACTGAACATTCCAAATCACTTTGAGAGAGTCACTGGCGGCCAAACAATATGGCCCATAACGCGCTTGATATTGGGGTGTGCGTATACTAATTACACGAGGGTCGAATTCTTCAACAGTCATGACCGCTGAGGGGTGATGAACCCCGAATGTGCCGGTAAAACCATGACCTTTGACAAGCTTCTCAATCTTAAGCATCGGCGTAACGTAGTACATGCCCTTTGTAAGGTGTCCCAACTCGTGGGCTTGTAACAACGTTCGCTTAGCTTCAGGGAAGCGTTTCAACCACTCAAACCAAGTCACCATTACTTTTGGAGCTCCAGCGATCAATGGTAGCATAGCGCGACGCGCTTGCATCCAAAAGAATCCTGAAGCCTCTGGCACAGGCATGGTGACCCGATTGCGGACTCCGACAACCTCATTGTGGACACATCGCCGTGGCACGATAGGCAACGCAGAGCGTGAAAATACCGTGAAACAGCGCAGTCTAACAACGGGTTCGCAACTGCCGGAACCGACTTTAAAAGTAGCACCTCTCCTTACGGAGGCCAGGCAACGTCCACAACAACACACGTCATAGAACTCTAAGACGTGATGGCAACCATCAGATGCAAGGTGCATACATGCACCTAAAACACCCGTGAATGCAAGATGGAGAGGTGCATAGTACCATGTACCATACACCAATTCCATAATGCAGTTGAGGACGGCACCATAGTGCGTAAACCCCAATATACACTCAACGAAGACAGCAG